GATCCCATGATAACTGGATCCTGTACGTTCGAACCATCACGAAAGAAACCAATAACCCAAGAACCTTGAACGAGACCAGTTGCGGAATAACCTATACCAGATGTCGAAGCCGAAGTAACGGGCATCATCACATTTGCCCAAGGAAGATCTTCGGTAGGAATGTCTCCTTTATTGTCAGTGTGATAACCAAAGCAACGGACACGATAACGACCCATTTCTTCGGGATCGTTTACATCTTCTACTACTCCGGTGAACCAAAGAAAGTTGCCACCGACAAAACTGTCTCCGTATTCATTCATTATGATTGTTTTGGTGAATCGTCCAAGTCAACCGAAAAAGAATCTCTCTTGACTCGAAGATTCACATAATACTCATCATTCTCAAACTCATGAATCGCCGAAGTAATGAGATACTTTCCCGAAAGAAACTTGTTTCTATGATCGGCTTCTCCACTTTTACCTGTAAAATCCTTATATGCTATTGGATCAATTGCCTTTGGAAATTCTAATTGTATTTTTCTTCCGGCGTTCAGTTTAAAGTTTCCATTTAATCGTATATCATGAGTGAAGGTATTTAATAGAGCGTTATACGCATTCATAAAGTGACGCGATATCTTACTCATGTTATTGTAGTTGGTATTACCCTCAAATGCTTTTGAGTTTAACGAAAGATATTCGCAGTGAGCTCGAGTAAAGTCTGTTAGTTTATCATCTCCTATTAAGAATTTATCGGATAATATTTTCTTTCCATCAAGTGTTGGCTTAGAATCAACAAAGTCTGATGCATAGTTATACTCATACTTTGTATAAGTTTTGTTTGAGTAATCAAGGTAATTGTTCTGTGATGCAAACGCACCTCTTCGAGATTGAATGCTTTTGTTCAGTTTCAAATCTGATGAGATACTCAAAATTCTTAGCTCTCTCTGACGAAAATCTCCATCTGTATTTCCATCAAAGGTGAAACCCCTTGAATCATAATACGTTTCAAAAACTTTATTATCCTCACTCACCAAAGATGCCAACGAAAAGAGTTTATACCTTCCATTGAGTGTTTGAAAAAAGAAGAAAGGTGAGAAACTATCTTCGGCGTATGTTTGTTTTCGAAACCATTCGATCACATCCATAGGTCTTTGATTTGCGATGATTCCCTTCGAAGAACTAATTGCATCCTTTGAATATCGAAACTTGTTTTCTGGAAGATTTAACTCTTCGATAAGTATTCTTTGAATCTCATTGGCAGTGTTGTTAGTATAAGACCGAGATATCTTTTTTTGATTTGAAATGTATGATTGTTCGGATATACCAACTAAAGTGATGACTTGAACGTAAACCTGTTTATCACTTGTTCCATAAGTCGGATATTCGCTAATAAAAAATTTCAACTTAAGATTCTTGTCATCTCCATTTCTTTTCTTATACTTTATGATGACTTCAATCTTTTCTTGGCCAATGATCGGAAACTCTTCGATAAAATTTGTACTATCTTTTAACGTAAGTTTTAACATCAAAGATTGGGAGTAAAGACTCTCACTGATCTCCATCTTAACGGCTATGTTCTTAATATCTTTTGGGTCATCACCTTTATAGTTTGTGATGTAGATATGTTCCAACTTATAGGCAGAGGGAATACTCGCCTTGTTTGAACCAAGTTCAAGATTCTTTCCTATAATTGCCATTACGAATTAATTAAATTTTGATACTCTTCGACGAAAGCTTCAACGAATTCTGGACGAACATATCTTATTCTTCGTCTTGCTTCATTCTTCTCTTGCTCGTATTCGAACCATGTTTGAATATTGCTAATACTACCCAATGCTCGATTAGGATGAAGAGCGTCATAGGCACCAATATAAACAAATGGAGAATCGGTTGATTCGAAACCATGAGGAGCATTCACCAATTCGTCATACGCTCGATATGGTCGATAAGTATATGTTGACAAGTCGCTTTCGGTGAGAGTATCAACATCTGCGGTAATCACATTAATTGATTTGAGGTAGTTTGTGTATATTTCAAGCCAAGAGGATTTTTGTGTTTCGGTGGCGTCAGATGAAAATGCAAATTGATATATTCCATTCGTGCTATAGAAATTCGCATCGGATGCATCGTATGTTACGAGTTGCAAGAGGAAATTGTCATATCTCTCGATCTTGGCAGTTGATTCCGGTGAAGTACCAGTCTTAAGAAAACGAAGATAGTCATAATTCAGATCCAATCCATTCATCATATTTCGAGTGTAATCGTTCTGAGGACTATTAAGAGGACTATCAAGAGCAGAAGAGATTTCGGATAATGAAGTCGCTAAGTTTGGTAAAAAGATAAAGGCACCATGATCACCATACTCTTGTTCTATACCTCGATGAAAATCTATATATGACTTATACCACTCGTTAAATCCGGATTGAAGAAAGTCATTAATGATAAAGAATGTCCAATAGTAATCTGGTGTTCTATACAACTTTTGTGAAACGATATCAGGCCTTTCTCCTTCTTGTATATTATAATAGAGATAGGTCGTAAAATCATCAGATCTTATATTATCTACATCAACATGACGATAGATATCGACTCGCTCAGTGAAGTCGTTTGTTTCTTGAAGATCGTATTGTATTTTTGGAAATTGTTGAAAAAATGCCATTATTCTACAGATGTTTCTTTAGGTAAGGTAATGTTTCCAACGGTATTTTGTGGAACACCATTCTCGTCAATTCCTCGATTAGCACCAATAGTATCAGCTTCGAGATCATCGATGTCCGTTCTTGTAAGTACCCGTGTTTCCTGATAAGATACACTGATATCCACTTCAAGCGGAGCCCCATCAGCATGAAACATATTTGTTGTTGAGTTAATACTTGATTCAACCGAGACCAAATAGCACGAGTAAATTTTTGGTATGAATCTATTCTCATTTCCATTTCCATCAAGGAAACGAATAGTCCACGTTGGAGGAAACGCTAATAAAATACTTTGTGCATCTGATCGAGAATCTGCGTATGCAAATGCTCTAAATTTGGAATGAATCTTTCTTACTATTTCGGATTCTTCGGGAGATCTCGCAATTAACTTAAATCCAAAGGTAAAGGAACGTATTGCGTTTCCACTAAATGTGGTATTTGTGTTTGGATTTAAAAGAGTTCTACTTTTAAGATTAGACGCAGCCTTTAAACTATCTGGAAGAATTAATTTTTGAGCAACTGCATTTGCGATTTCTCCTCGCTTAAAACTGTCAGTTGCCCCACCAATTTGACCCTTTATGCTTTCGGCTATTTTACTTGGACTAAAACCACCGTCTTGTATAGCCTGTGATAATCCTCCTCCTATGACTCCAAGATCGACTGTGTTGTAAGTTGCAGAGTCATTAAAAGCAATATTTGCCGGACATGGAAAAAAGATATGATGTTGTTTAACTCCACTGGTCTCTTTTTCATGAGCGGTGAATTCAATGATATTAACATTTGGCTGACCTCGAAGATCAATTGGGAAAACTAACCCGCTTGTGTCGCTTGATGTTATAAACGAAGGTAAGTTATTACCCAACAGATTCTTTCCGATATCAGAGACCGAAGATGATAACTGTGACTTTGCGTTTCTAACTAACGCATTTGCCTGTTTTCCGAGACCTGAGAGTAAGAGTGGATTTGCCATAGATAAATAGATTCTGTTCTTATTTATAAGAAAAAATGTCGTATAAAGGAAGATATAAAGTAAAGAATCCGAGCAAGTATAGGGGTAATCCAACTCAGGTTATCTTTCGATCTCTATGGGAGAGACAGGTTTTTCGTTGGTGTGATGAAAATTCAAGTGTTCTTCAATGGTCGAGCGAAGAGATTATCATTCCTTATCGATGCAAAACAGACAAAAAGCTCCATCGTTATTATCCGGATGTTTATATCAAAACAAAGGACAAGGAGTATCTGATTGAAATCAAACCAAAAAAGGAAACCGTTCCTCCCCGAGATCGATCAAAGAAAACAAAGAAATACCTCAACGAAGTGATGACCTATATTAAGAACACTTCAAAATGGGATGCGGCAAAGGAATACTGTGCGGATCGTGGATTCATATTTGATATTTGGACCGAAGACACATTAAAGAAAATGGGAATAAAATTGTTGACCTAATCTTATAAATAGATTCATGGCCAAATCGTATTTCGATAAATTGCAAGCTGATGCTTTTCGTTCGGGTGTCCAACCTCGTACCGAAGAGTCGTTGAAGTGGTTTCAAAAACGACTTCGCAATATCACTCGTGTAAATCGAAATCAGATACTCAAAGACGAGAATTTGATTAAGGTAAATAAACCTCTCACTGGCCGAATGTTCATGTACTTCTACGATCCAAAGACAAAGGAAACACTTCCCTACTACGATAAGTTTCCACTCATCATTATGGTTGATCGAGCACCAAAGGGTTTCTATGGATTGAATCTTCATTACCTTGATCCAAAGAGAAGAGCGATCTTCTTTGATAGGTTAATGGATTATATGACAAATAAGAAGTATGATCGAACCACAAAATTTCGTTTATCCTATGGTCTTTTGTCGGGCGCTCGTAAACTCAAAGAGTTCGAACCCTGTTTCAAAAGATATCTTACATCACACATTACATCAAGAGTCTCAGAAGTTCCGGCAACCGAATGGGAAGCCGCACTCTTCATGCCGACCGATCAGTTTGTGAAGAATAAGAGACAAACCGTTTGGAATAAATCACGTAAACTCATAGCATAATGTCTTTAGTTAAAAAAATTCAAGGTACGATAAGTCCAACCACAATTGAAGACTTTAAGTCTGTAGTCAGTCGAAGAAGTGGATTGGCTCCGGCAAATCGTTTTGCGATATTCATGAATCCACCTTCTCAGACTCTTCTGAACTTGGATTTACAGAACGCTGCGACTAACCTTTTAAGTGGTAACTTTGGATTGAGTCAATTCGTAAACGATCCAAGAGACGTTGCACTTCTTTGTGAGAGTTGCTCTTTGCCAGGAAGACAAATCCAAACTTTGGATAAACAACATTTAGACTATCGGCAAAGCATAAAGAATCCTCAAGGATACTTTAATGAGGATGTGAATTTTGTCTTTCATTTAACAAATGACTATCACATGAAGAAACTTTTTGATCGTTGGCTGGATTTAGTAGTCAATCCCGAAACGTATCAGGTTGGTTACAAAAAAGAATACGTTACAGATGTAACGATACAACAGTTAAATCAACAGAATGTTCCGGTGTACGGCGTGAAGTTAAAGAACGCCTTTCCTGTAACAGTAAATACAATTGAATTGAGTAACGCATCGGCTGAAACCCAAAAATTGAATGTCACACTGACATATGAAGACTATGAAACCGAAGGATCTATCGCCTCCTCCATCGGTGGTGTTAAAAATGTAATTGGAGGCGTGCTTAATAGATTAATATAGATTATGCCATTACCAGTATTAGAAACGACGACGTACAATTTAGTTGTACCATCGACAAAGAAGAAACTTAAGTATCGACCCTTTCTCGTAAAAGAAGAGAAGATACTCCTCATTGCTCAGGAGTCTGAAAGTGAAAATCAGATACTTCAAGCAGTAAAGGATATTATTGAATCCTGCACATTCTCAAAAATTGATGTTAATAAGATTCCGATGTATGATCTTGAATACATCTTTCTTAAGATCAGATCAAAGAGTGTGGGAGAAGTTATATCCTTTCAACTGAAGTGTGAAGAGTGTGGAGAATATAATAAAGTAGAACTGAATCTTGAAGACGTTGAAGTCCAGTTTCCTGACGAACAGATTGATCCTAACATCGAATTAACTGATTCGGTGGGGATTACATTGAAACCAATCAACCTCTCTGATATTACAAAGTCAAAGGGAAAAGATGCTATATCCGAGGCTTTGATGTCATCAATTGATTCTATATATGACTCTGATAATGTCTACAGTGCTTCTACCTGTTCAAAGAAAGAACTAGAGACTTTTGTAGATTCACTTACTCATCAACATTTAGAAAAAATACAAAAATATCTTTTAAACCAACCAACCCTCAAACACACTATTGAATATACCTGTGAAAAATGTGGTCATAAAAATTCTTACGAATTGAGTGGTCTACAATCTTTTTTTACCTAAGCCTTTCTCACGACTCCTTAGCGAACCACTATCAAACTAACTTCTCGATGATGCAACATCACCAGTATAGTTTGACTGAACTCGACAATATGCTTCCTTGGGAAAGGCAAATATATGTTTCAATGTTGTTAGATTACATTCGAGAAGAAAACGAAAGAATAAAGAAAAATGGCTGAAGAACCATCATTTTTAGGAGTCATAGAAAGACTTAAAGCAGAAGGACTGTTGGATCGCAATAGCGGAACCAATTCAATCAAGTCTCTCAAACAGATAAACCAAGATGGGTTTAATAACCTAGCTGTGCAAATGGGAGAGTTGATTGACTTCTTTAAGGGTAATGCTCTTCAGGATGAAGAAAATCGTAGAGAGTTATTGAAGGCTTTGAAGGATGGTAAGAAAGAGGAGGAGAAGAAAGAGGAGAAGAAAGATAAATCTGGTGGTTTTAAAATCGACGGCCTTGCGGGAATATTGGGTGTATTGACAGGGGCAATAACCGGATTGGTAGGTGGTATTATTGCAGGGGCGGCTGGACAAGTGGCCAAGATTTTGAAGTTAGATAAATTGGGAAAGGCCCTTAAAGGTATCACTGGTTCCGTGAACAGGTTTTTAAAAAATGGAAAATTGTTTACAAATTTCAAGATTGGATTGAAGTTATTCGCCGGAAACATTAGAAGTTTCGTTAATACTGTTTCTCGATTTGTTAAAAATACAAAGACATTCAAATTTCTGAGATTAGATAAATTGGGTAAGTCGGTTAAAGGTTTAGGAGAGGCGGTTAAACTTTTTAGAAAGGATTTTACAAAGGCCTTTAAACC